GAAGATATACGCATTCTACTTAATGCGATTATATACCGCATTGGATATAACTCTTTTTGCACGTCTATCACGACTCTTCGGAACGTGAGCCCGGTAGAAGAAGCGGAGATAATAGCCGCTCAAAAGAATCTGGAAAGTTGGAAGGATATAATCAGAGTAGATTCTTAGTTATTGCAAAAGAAGCGCTAGGATTGACCTTTGATGAGACTTTGGATAGTAGCTACGGATTAATAGAGATATTGCTTCAGGAGTACTCATTTATGATGAGAGAGCGTAATAAAGGTACAGATGAAAGTGGAGAAATTGAAGGAATAGATTACGAATGGATAGAACTTCCATCTTTTGATGAGCCAGGTAAGACTGTCAGAATGAAAAAGTATCTGGATATTAAAGGAAAAGCTAATAGTTAAGGGAATCTGTTGTCATGTTTATATATTAGGTTAACTGTTTTTTTATTAAATTGGTTTAGAGTATTTCCCTGTGTCTGTGAAGATATGGGGATTTTTTATTTATAGAAAAAGGCTATCTCTTCCCTATTCTTTCCGACCAAGGAACATAATCTTTCAAATGCTTTGGGATTATGTAGCAAAGGGAATTGATAGCCTTATATTGTATTTTCTAGGCCTATCAACTCCCCAAAGCATTTATCAAAAATCGTTCCTTGGTCTTAGAACAGTGCAAAGATGCTGATTCTTCCTGAAATAGCCAAATTTTGCCTCCTCTTTATATTTTAAGAATAAATGATATATGGGTATTCAGAATAAAGATGGTGCGTTATATTTCGCTACAGGTATAGATAATTCAGGGCTATATTCTGGGCGTCAGGAAGCGATGGGAATCATTAAGGCAATGGCCGGTGAAATTACCGCTTTCGATGTATTCGGTGGAATTGGTATCAGTGCAGGCATTGCTTTCGCTCAAGCAGCCAAAGGTGCTTATGAATTCGAAAAACAGTTCCAGCATAGTATGAAAGAAGTTGCTACTCTTTCAAGCGGTATAAAGGGCAGTTTGACGGACTACATGAATCAGGTGGTGGAAATAACTCGAGCTGTTCCAGTGTCAGCAAATGAAGCAGCTAAAGCACTATATCAGATTGTTTCTGCTGGGCATGATGGAGCAGATGGTATGAAAGTTTTAGAAGTATCTGCAAAAGCTGCTGTTGGTGGAGTTACCGATACAGCAACAGCAGCCGACGCCATTACAACTCTTCTGAATGCTTATAAACTAGATGTGTCAGAAGCTGAAAATCTATCAGACCAATTATTTACGACTGTCAGACTTGGTAAAACTTCGTTTGGTGAGCTAGGTAAGAGTATTGCACAGGTCGCACCTGTCGCCGCAGCCTATGGTGTGGAAATAGACCAGGTCTTGGCCGCCGTTGCTACTCTTACAAAACAGGGAACTCCCACCGCCCAAGCTATGACACAAATACGTGCTTCTATTATTGCAGTATCCAAGGTGCTTGGTGATGGTGCATTTGATAATAGAACCTATCAAGAAGCTTTAGCAGAGGTTGCTAGACAGGCCGAAGGTTCAGAATCTAAATTGCGTGAACTAGTTCCAGAAGTTGAAGCTGTTAATGCAGTTCTCGGTTTAACAGGGATAAATGTCAAAGAAGCTGCCGGGCATCTGGAAGAAATGCAGAATGCAACAGGTGCAGCAGAAGCAGCCTTTAAGGAAATGGCATCATCTGCCGAAAATCAAATGAAACTTCTTGGCAATAATATAACAGCCGCACTTCGCCCGCTGGGAAAGGAAATTTTAAAAGAAATATCTTCTGCAGCTCAATCAATGAATGAAGCTTTTAATGATGGAAGCGCTCAAGAAGCATTAAAAAATATAGGAGCTTTGATCGTTGTCGTCACGACGGCTCTTGCTGGATATAAAGGAAGCATTCTTGCTGTGAGTACAGCTAAACAAGTATATGCAGCAGTTACGGCTATTGTCAACAAACAGCGTGCTATTGAGGCTGCAGATCTAGTCCTGAAGAAAGGGCTATACGCTATTGAGGCTACAATGATTGCAAAGAACACATCTGCTCGCATCTTATTAACAAAAGCAATAAAAGCACAAACCATCGCTCAATTAAAAAATGCTGCAGCTATGCTAACGAATCCCTATGTATTAGCCGCTGCTGCATTTGCTGGACTTGGATATGCAATTTACAAATGTGCTACGGCTGAAACAGACTCCGAAAGGGCAATGAGAAAACATAATGCTACCATGGAGACTCAAAAAAAGAACTTGGATGATTTAAAGAGTAAGGCAGAAGGATTCCTTTCTGTTATTAGAGATGAAACATCTTCTCAATCCGAGAAATTGGAAGCATATAAACAACTTCAATCCATTATGCCAAACGTTTTAAAGAATCTCGATTTAGAGAAGCTTAAAACTATGGACCTAACCGATGCAAAAAGACTACTCAATGAAGAAGCATATAAACAGTATGTTATGGGTATCAAAGTTAAAGCTGTAATGAAACAAGAGGAATTGGATGCGGCTACTGCTGAATGGCAAAAAGCAATCGACGAAGTAGAAAAAAACAGAAAGGAAGGAGTTGAAGATCCTGGACTAAGTATCAAAATAGGCAGGTTAGCAAAAAAGAAGAATGAAGCGACAGAAGCCGTTCGTCTTGCAAAAGAAGAAGTTGAAAAAATAAATGAAATTCAGAAGAAAGCGAAGGAAGAACAAGATAAAGAAGATAAAAAAGCTGCCATTCAAAATAGAGCCTTTTGGACAAAACAAAAAGAAGATGCTACTAAAGCATTGGAGTCAATCGCTTCAGCACAAAAGAAGCAAATGGATGCTGGAAAATTCAAAGGGATAGATTCTGCTGTGGTAAAGTCTTATAAAGAAAATGTCAAGAAGCTAAAGGAGGCTGAAAAAGAATTAAAAGTCTATGATTCATCTTCCAAGCAGGACGACCAAGCTCACAAGCTCCGAGAAGAACAGGAGAAATATAACCTCCTACTAAATAAGCAGAGTAGAGAGCAACAGCGCATGAAAGAGGACTCTGCAAATGAACTCGAACAACTTGAAATCAACAAGCTCAAAGAAAGTAGTGAAAAGGTCCTTAGACAAAGGAAACTCAATCATAAGCTAGAGTTACAGGCTATCGATCGTGAAGCAGAGGATAAGAAATTACAAGAAATTGAAAAAGCTCGTTCAGCTTTCGAAGCTAATCCTCAAAACAAAAAGAAAACCTTCAATGCATCAGAATATGTCAAGTCAGAGCCAGTAAAGAAACAGTTTGCTGCATTTGATAAAACTGCTAATGAAAAAAAGGAAACTACAGATTTAAAGTACAACCGCGGGGATGATTTAGCTGATTTGTTGAATGAGTATCAAGACTATACGGACCAACGTCTTGCTATTGAACGAAAATTCAACGAAGATATTGCCACCTTGCAGGAACAACGTAAGCAAGCAGTTAAGAATGGAGATACAGAACAGGTTGAACAGATTGGTCGGTCTATTGCTCAAGCAACAAAGAATAAGGGAATGGAGCTTATGAACCTGGATTATGATAAGCTGAAAGAATCTCCTGAATACGTTCGCGCATTTGAGAATTTGAAAGAAACGTCTTCTGAAACATTGAACTCCCTTCTTAATCAACTAGAGAATGCGAAGAGTGCGGCAGCTAAAGTTTTATCTCCTGATCAGCTACGAGAATATACAAGTACTATTCAATCTATCATGGATGAGTTGGATAGCCGCAATCCGTTTCAATCATTGTCTGATAAGAAGAAAGAACTAGCAGAAGCGGAGGAAGAGCTAGCTAATGCGCAAATGGAATTAGAGAATGCCCGTCAGACTGCCGAAGCAGTCAAAGGTGGCGCTAAGATTGAGAATGGCGTCAAGTCCTCTAAATTCAATGAAAAGACCGGTAAGATTGAATCTACAAAAGCTTATTTATCCGAAGCACAGGCTCTTGATAAGGTAAAGGAAAAAACAGACAACTACAATGAGGCGAAAGATAAGACAGCAAAAGCAAGTTCTAAAGTACAATCTGCTGAAAGAAAAGTTGCAAGTGTAATAGGAGAATTGTCTGATTCCTTAAAAGGTCTAGGTTCTGCTATCGGTGGACAGGCAGGAGAAATAATCAATTTGATAGGAGATATTGGAAACTTTGCCATGACAGCAATGGCTGGAGTTGAAGGAGCGTCAACTACTACATCTACTGCTATTAAAACCGTTGAAAAAGCCTCCGTTATTCTTGCCATCATAGGCGCTGCTGTTCAGATTGCAACTAAGATTTTCGATATGTTCAGTAAGGATGATACAACGGAGAAATACGAGAAAGCGAAAGAAGCGTATGAATCCTATATCAATATCCTTGATCGAGTAATTGAGAAGCAACTTGAGCTAGCGGAAACTCTTACGGGAGACACGGCAAACGCTGTATATGAAGCAGCTATCGCCAATATAAAGAAACAAAGTGAGAATGCAAAAGTGCTGGGCAAGCAGTATTTGAACTCCGGTGCTTCTGGAAAGTCCCACTCAAAGGGTTATGATGAAGTAGATGATATGTCCGGTGAAGGATGGAAACAAGCTGCGGAAACATTAGGCATGTCTGAAAAGGAATTTAAAAAGAAAATGGGTGGTCGTATGACTGGGCTATTTGATTTGACTGATGAACAACTTTTAAAGTTGCAATCGGATGCCGGTATCTTCTGGTCCCAACTTGATTCTGATACGCAAAAATATGCCGATCAAATTGCAAATGGTGTAGGAAAGGTTGCAGAAGTGTTAGAGCAACAAATAGCTGATACAACACTCATTGATTATGATTCTCTTCGTTCAGACTTTCAGGACTTACTTTCTGATATGGATGCTGATTCCGCAGATTTTGCAGATAACTTCGAGGAATACATGCGAAATGCTATTCTCAACTCCATGCTTAAAGATGAATATATGGACCGATTAACAGCGTGGAGGGAGAAGCTATATAATGCAATGGACGATGGGGTAACCGAAGATGAATATAATGCTTTAAAGGCAGAAGGTCAACAGATAGCTGATGAAATGAAAGCGAGACGTGATGCGATGTCTGATATATATAAATGGGACAAAGATGATGATGAACGTGAAGCTTCAAAGAAAGGATTCGCTTCCATGTCGCAAGATTCAGCTGACAAGCTAGATGGAAGCTTTGCTGTAATGACTTCGCATACCTATTCTATAAATGAGGAAGTTAAGAGTATTAATTCTGGAACAGAGAAGATAGCAGAGAAACTGTCATATCTCATAAATATGGATAAGAATATGTCTGAAATGCTTCGGTGTAATGATACTATTGTTTCCCATTTATCAGACATCTCCAATTATACATCTAACCTTGTGGAAATAAGAGAGTTCATGTACGCTGTAAAGCTAGGAATAGACACGTTGAACACTAAAGGAATAACATTAAAGCGATGAAAGGGCAACTCTACATAGACAATAAAGACGTATTCACCGAATTAGGTGTAGCTACCTTGCAAGGCAATTACGGAGAGTTAGTGGCTTTTCCGTCTTCCAAGACACCGGATAGCAACGACTGGGCAGAAGAAGACGGTAAGGAATTCGACTTGTCCTCTATCACCCTTGACAGCCGGGAGTTCTCCCTTGAGTTCGGCTTCTTCTCCGAGTGGAAGTTCAATGACTTTGTTGCCCTATTATCCGATAGTAGTTATCATGACTTCAACTTTCCACACCTTGGAAGAACGTTCAGACTGCGGCTTTCCTCACAGAACAGTTTCGAGATGTACAGTAATACCCAGCGTTCGAAGTTTACTTTTGCCAACGACTTCCCCCGTCCGGATGATTATGTATATCTGGAGCCGGTCAACACCATTCCCTTGCCGGAAGGCTATGAACTGGACGGTGTGGATTTATCCGCCTATGGCGTGCTTATCCTCAAAGGAACGAATACGGAGATACTGAAGACACCTGCCGTTAAGAAAAACCTATTGCAGAACTTCAAAAGGCAAGATGGCGCAATCTACGACGGTGAATATGTGAAGTTCCAGACAAAGGACGTGAACCTCAAATGCTTGATGCGTGCACCGGATTTTGAGACGTTTTGGCGTAACCGTGACGCCCTTTTGCATGACCTCACCAAGCTATCTACAAAGACCGATGACGAAGGCTACAAGTATTCCGATGCGGAGCGTATATTTTATTGTGATGAGTGGTCTGAAAGCTATCCTTGCTACTACAAGAGTTGCAAGACGGATGATTTCAATCCTCTTGGGGGGATATGGTGGGAGTTTACGCTTACTCTCGTATTCACTTGCTTCCGGTTGGAAGAAACCGATTACCTTCTTGCCAGTGAAGCGGGAGAATTCATTATAACGGAGGACGGAGAATTTTATATTGATTTAAATTGATTTGCCATGCCATTAAAAAAGAAAAGAATATCAGAAATGGAAGAAGCCAACGACATGAAGGGTTTCTTTACCATCGGCTACCGGATAGTAAACGGTGTCAAAACTAGCCTTAAATTCGGGCTAGAGAAGATTCAGACGGCATTAGATAATATGCTCAAAGCTACGAGCGATGCCAAAACTGCTACTACCGATATGCGGCAATTAGAAGCTACTGTTGAAGGTAATGAATCAGCCCGTGAAACTGCTGAATCCCGTCGTAATGCTTCCGAGCAGTCGAGGCAAACGGCTGAAACCGGACGTTCTCGTGAAGAACAGGCCCGGGAAGCTGCTGAATCCGTTCGTATCACTAATGAAAATGCACGTAAGACAGCCGAAACAGGTCGTTCTTCTGCTGAAACTGCACGGGACAATGCAGAAAAGAAACGTGTTACTGACGAAAGTACACGAGAATCTAATGAGCAAGCTAGAAAGAATGCTGAAACAGTGAGAGGCAATGCTGAATCCGAACGTGTAACTAATGAGAATGCCCGCAAATCAGCTGAAAGTACGCGATCATCCGAAGAAGATAAGAGAAAGTCTGCCGAAACTTCACGCGCTACGGCTGAAACCGGACGTTCCTCTGCCGAAACAATCAGAGTTCAGAACGAGAACGTACGTAAATCTACTGAAGAAGCACGTGTTATAGCGGAAGGCAAGCGGGTAACTGCTGAAACTGGACGTGTTGATACAGAAGCTAAACGTGTTTCGGAAGAACAAACACGTAAAAGTAATGAAGATGCACGCAAATCTGCCGAAACAGGCCGTTCCTCTGCTGAATCGGAACGTGTAAAGGAAGAAGATAAACGGAAAACCGCTGAATTAGGTCGTTCTTCTGCTGAATCAGAACGTGTCACTGCGGAGAACAAAAGAAAAGCGGATGAAGTCATAAGAGGCAATAATGAAACTGCCCGTGTCTCTGCTGAATCTACCCGTAATCAATCTGAAACGGCTCGTATTAATGCCGAGAATGCACGCAAGACTGCCGAGGATGTTCGCATATCTGCCGAGACTAAACGGGCAACAGCGGAAACTTCACGTGCTACCGCTGAATCAGGTCGTTCCTCTGCTGAAACAATCAGAGTTCAGAATGAAGATGAGCGTAAATCTACCGAAGCAGCACGTAAAGTTGATGAGACCAACCGGGCTAAGGCGGAAGTGGAACGTGTTAAAGCGGAAGAAGCTCGTAAAGCTGAATATGGCGGCATTGTAGATGAGATGAACCAAGCTACAGAAGATGCAACTGCACAACTAGGACTTGTAAAGACGGCTACTGATAATGCAAATGCTGCAGCAACACTCGCAAATCAAAAAGCAACTTTAGCAGGTGAGAAAGCTGCCAAGGCCGATGCTGCCGCTGGTAGTGTCAACGAATCGAAAGAAGCTGCTTTACAAGCTGCGGCAGGTGCCAATGCCGCTAAAACTGCATCGGAAGCCCAAACCGCTTTGGCTAAAAAAGCAACAGATGATGCTAATGCGGCCAAGGATGCATCTGTAATACAAACAGGGTTAGCAAAGAAAGCCACGGACGATGCCAACGCAGCAGCATTGGCCGCTAACAATGCAGTATCCGGGGTTGATGCTAAAGTACAAGCAGCCATTGACAAACTGGTGGCCGGTGCTCCGGATGCGTTGGATACGCTAATTGAACTAGCAAATGCACTTGGTAACGACCCCAATTTTGCCGCTACAATGACAACGGAGCTAGGAAAGAAGCTCAATGTGACGGATATAGTTAATAATCTGACGACTGGAGGAGCCGGCAAAGCTCTTTCTGCAGAGCAGGGAAAAGCTTTGAAAGCTGCTCTGGACTCACATAATCATGATGCAGTATATGAGAAGATTATTACCAAGCTTACCGCCTTTAATAAGAATTTCGGAAGCTCTGCCGGGACCGTGTGCGAGGGAAATGATTCGCGTTTGAGTAATGCACGGCCTCCATTAGCGCATACGCATAAAGTATCTGAAATCAGTGATTTCCCTTCTTCTATGCCCGCTAGTGACGTATACTCTTGGGCGAAGGCTGCATCCAAACCAACCTATACGGCAAGCGAAGTAGGTGCCTCTCCATCAGGTCACAATCATACCGGTACATACGAACCTGCATTCAATAAAAACTCTGCTTTTAATAAGAATTTTGGTAGTGCAGAAGGGACGGTATGCCAAGGAAACGATGCTCGGCTAAGTGATGCCCGTACACCGAAAGCGCATACGCATAAGGTATCTGAAATCAGTGATTTCCCCACCTCTATGCCTGCAAGTGATGTGCCATCATGGGCGAAGGCTGCTAGTAAACCTAGTTACACAGCGAGCGAGGTTGGCGCTTCTCCTTCTAATCACAACCATACCGGAGTATATCAACCTGCAGGTAGTTATGCGGCATCATCGCACGGTCATAATGCGTCTGATATAACTCCTGATAGTACTCATCGCTTTGTTACCGATACGGAAAAAGAGACTTGGAACAGTAAGGCTGCGGGAAACCATAACCATGATTCTACGTATCAACCAAAGGGAGATTATGCACCTGCTTCACATAAACATGCAGCAACAGATGTAACAGAAGATACCACGCACCGATTTGTAACGGATTCTGAAAAGACAAATTGGAATGGTAAGGCGGCAGGAAATCACAACCACGATTCGGTATATCAAGCAAAGGGTAATTATGCGGCAGCGGCACATAAGCACGGAGCGTCAGAAATAAATGAAGATGAGACACACAGGTTTTTTACTGATACTGAACGTGAAAAGTTGGGCAGTATAGCAGCAGGAGCAAATAACTACACTCATCCAGATACACACCCCGCATCAATGATTGAAGAAAGCACGTCAAGAAAATTTATGACTAATGCGGAGAAAACTTTACTAAGTTCTCTCGGAACTAATGCAGTTTTATTGTCTGGTCAAAGTTTAGGACAAAACGGGTATGTCAAATATAGTAATGGGCTATTAATACAATGGGGGAAGCAACCCGGTTCAACCGCTAGTACTGTTACCATTTATCTGCCAACTTCTTTTTATGATACTAATTATGTTATTCATGGCTGCATTATTAAAGATGCTTATGATGAAAATGTATATACTGCTACATCTTTGGTTAATCCAACGGTAAGCAGTTTTAAGATGGATAGAAATTTTGGTTCAAGTTCTGGAACAGGAGTATCTAGGGCAAAATACAGTTGGATGGCAATAGGTCGTTGGAAATAATTTAAAAACAAATATCATGAAGTATTGGAAAAATGGATTCTACGATGAATACCAGGAAGATTCGGTAGAGATTACAGAAGAGTATTATAATCAGTTACTAGCTGGTCAATCAGCCGGATTGCTTATAGTGGAAAGCAAGAAAGGTTGTCCGATCTTAGCTGTACATCAACCCTCTATCAAGGAAATTAGAGCACGAAAGCTCAATGAATTACGATTGTACGATTCATCTGAAGAAGTGAATCAGTTCTGTATAGATAATACGCATGGATGGTGGAATAAAGCTACTCGCGTAGGTCTTATGAACTCTATTGCAATTGAAAAGGGAACTGGACGATCTGAAACAAATATCTGGCTGGGTGATACTCTGTTTGTTTTGCCTGTCGAAAAGGCTATTGATATGTTACAACAGCTAGAATTGTACGCCCTTGCGTGTTTTGACACAACACAAAGGCATACAAAAACTATTCAACAGCTAGCGACAAAAGACGAAATAGAAACATACGACTTTCGTACAAGTTATCCCGGAAAGCTAAGTTTTTCCGGATAACCGATCGTATAATCGTAGTTTTCGATTTCCTCAATAGTCTGCAATGCTCTGACTGCTGCAATGTGCGATTGTGTAACATTGTAGCAGTTTAGTGCATACATCTCGATTTCGTTCAGCATTCTTAAAGCATCCGAAATGGGAATGGCATACTTTGTTGCGTCATACCACAATACCGTGTCTGTTTTACCGATTTCTTTTTCAATCGAAATAGAGTTAAATAATCCAACACGTGTGCTTTTATCTAACCACATGCTTTTACCCAATAAATCAAAAGAATTGACACTGTTTGATTTGTCAAATAATTGTATTTCAGAAACTTTCATTTTCCGCGCTTCTTCAATGTCGTACTCATATTCTACCAAAATAGGATATCTATTTTTGCTTTCAGCTATTATCAAGCCGGTAGATTGACCAGCTAGTAACTGATTATAATACTCTTCTGTAATTTCTACCGAACCATCTATAGGCTCGTCGTAGAATCCATTTTTCCAATACTTCATAATACATGTTTTTAAATTATTTCCAGCGCCCGATCGCAAACCAGTCCCATGATTCTTGTGATAATCCAGTAGTACCCCCACTTGCATAATTTCTATTCAAATAAAATCTACTAACTGTTTTATTTATCGCCAAGGGAGATGATGAATATACGGCGGAGTCACTACTTGGCTTATATACAGTTGCAAATATTTTATATTCAGTATTATAAAAAGATGTAGGCATAGTCACACTATACGAAGCTGTAGATGAACCTCCAACTCTACCCCATTGTACAAGTAATCCATTATTAAATTTTGCATAACCGTTCAAGGATAGGTTTACGCTTATTGCGTTCGATAGATCAGCTAAAGCATACGTAGTCCCGAGAGAACTTTGTGCAAATACGACTATTAAAATCAGTACTATTTTTCTACTAAAATTATTCATAATCAAATTGATGTTATAAAATTTCTATTTCCATCTACCAATTGCAATCCATCCGAACATCTCCCCAGCTTCAATTGTTGGACCTACCGAATAGACCTTGAAATAAGATACATTTTTTCCATTTATCATTTTTACTATAGAGTTCATGACAGAAGAAATAGCAGTAGTGACTACAATATATGATGTATTATAAAAACTAGTAGGAAAGTAAACTATTTGATTTACCCCACTTCCTCCAGTTCCCCACTGAATTAACAAGCCATCCGGTAGCTTGTAATATCCATTTTGAGCAAAGTTCTTTGTTGAAACATTGGAAAAATCTTTCAACGCACAATTTGTCCCGAGAGAACTTTGTGCAAATACAACTATTAAAATCAGTACTATTTTTCTACTAAAATTATTCATAATCAAATCAGTGTTATAATATTTTCTATTTCCAACGACCAATTGCTATCCAAAAGAATTTCCAAACACTGGGCAATACAGTATTGCCATTTGTATATGTT